AAGCAGATACAGTAACAGTAGGAGATGCGGCAGCAGCGGCAACTATACGTTCAAGTGGTGCTGGAACTTTGACTGTAACGACAGGCGGTACAACAGATTTAGTTTTAAGTACAAATAATGGTACAGCATCAGGAACGATAACAATTACAGATGCTGCTAATGAAGCAATTACTTTAACTCCAAATGGAACTGGAGTTGTAGCTATTGAAGGTTCAATGAACCCATCGGTGTCTTCAACAGGTAAATCATTGATAATGGGATTTTAATAGGAGGAAAATATGGCAAGTGAAGTACTGAAAGTAAAGTTAAATGCTGCTATGTCAGATGGTGAGGTAGATTTACTTACAGTAGCATCTGGACATACTTATACGGTGTTGAACATTTCTATTTGCGAGACAGCAGGAACCGCAGAAACTTTTGATTTATATATACGAGATGACGCTGGTGCTAATGATTATGAAATTTATTCAGATCAAGCTCTAGCTGCTAATGCAACTTTTGAACATACGACAAGAATAGTTTTAGAAGCAACAGATGTGCTTGCTGGTCAAACAGCAAGTTCGGCAAATGTTGACGTTGTTATTAGTTATTTAGATCAAACCTTATAGGAGATAAAAATTTATGAGTGGAAAAATAGGAGATAATCCATACCGAGCTTCGGGAGTTGTCGCCTGCGCCGCTGGCGGAGGTGCAGTAAGTTGGTGTACTACAGCAAAGACTTCTCCTTTAACTGCTGAGGCAGGAAGTGGTTATTTTATTAATACGACGTGCGGAGCAATTACTCTAACCCTTCCAAGTTCTCCAACGGCTGGAGATCTGGTCGCAATGAAAGATTATGGAGGAACTTGGGATAGTAATGCTTTGACTCTGGGTAGAGGGGGTTCTAAAATTAATGCAGCATGTTGTTGTGCAACTTTAAATACCCAAGGACAATCTATTACTATGATTTATGTGGATGGTACTAGAGGATGGCAAGATGTGAATGATTCAACTTCCGATGTAACAGGAAGTTCAAATATTGCAGCAACAGGAGGATGCGTAAGTACTTGTGGGGATTATAAAACTCATAAATTTCTTACTTCCGCAACTTTATGCGTTTCATCCATAACACCATCTGCACCTTTAAATGTTGTAAGTTATTTAGTTGTCGCTGGTGGAGGTGGCGGAGGATCAAATCATGGCGGAGGCGGAGGCGCGGGAGGATTTAGAGAAGGAACGAATCCTGCTGATCCTTATTCTCCAAATAAATCACCTTTATCTGCAGCTTGTTCAGCTTTAACTGTTGCAGTGCAAGGTTATCCTATTACGGTTGGTTGTGGGGGTACTAAAGGCTCTCACCCAAATGGAAATGGTTCTAAAGGAGGTGATTCAGTTTTTTCTTCAATTACAAGTACGGGAGGAGGATTGGGTGCATCTCAAACTGCTCCTGGCGGAGGTCCAGGAGGTTCAGGGGGAGGAGCTGCATACACAAATCCAACAGGTGGAACAGGAAATTGTCCATCGACAGATCCAGACCAGGGAACGGATGGAGGAAATGCTCTACCTGGTTCGCCCTATGCACCAGGTGGTGGGGGTGGAGCGACCATAGCTGGAACAACAGGAAGCGGTGCTACGGCAGGTCCTGGTGGCGCAGGAGCAACAACGAGTATAACTATGTCAGCAGTAGCTTATGCTGGTGGCGGAGGTGGAGGTCATCAAAGTTACACGGCATCGGGTGGCGGATGTGGAGGAACAGGCGGTGGCGGCCAAGGATCACAAGGCCCAGGTATCGCAGCAGAAGATGGAACAGCGGCGACTGGTGGAGGCGGTGGTGGAGGTTTTGCTAACTGTCCAGGTCCAGGAACTCCAGGAGGCACGGGTGGAAAAGGAATCGTGTATATTAGGTATAAATATCAATAAAAATTATGGCATCTTTTGCAAAAATAGGATTAAATTCTAAAGTTATATCTGTTCTTTCGGTTGGTGATAAAGATTGTCTTAATGGTGATGGTGTTGAAGATGAAGAAGTAGGAAGACAATTTTTAGAAAGAATATTTCATTATCCGTTTTGGAAACAAACGTCTTATAATACTCATCTTGGAAAACATTCTTCTGGTGATGATTCTAAAGCATTAAGAGGAAATCATGCTGGCATAGGGATGACTTATGATGAAGATAATGATATTTTTATTGAGCCGAAACTTTATTCTAGTTGGGTTTTAAACGTAGCCGAAGCAAGATGGCAATCTCCTCTTGGAGATGAACCTACTTTAACGGAAGAAGAAACCTTCAAGTATGGTTATCAGTGGAATGAAACTGATCAATCGTGGGATAAAATAGATATGCAACCGTCTTTGGTTTTATAAAGTAGTTTTTGATCTAAATCAATTCTTTTGGATCACGTTGACATAGGAACCCCATTAGGTATAAAAGGTAATTCACTATGAGAAAGAAGACATTATCGGAAATAGATTTGTATTCAGGGGAAATAGAAACTCCCAAAGGTTTTGAAATTAAGAGAAAAGAAATCAAAAACACTATCATTCAATCCTATATTCAACAAAAAAGAATAAGTAACAATCCAAAAGATTATTCATACCTAGACTATAAGGTAGAATACACCCAACCTCTAGGTTGGTTGAAAGACCACATGAGGGATTATTTTTATGTGGATTATAATAGAGGATTAATTCCCAAATTAGATTGGGGAAATGTTTATGAACCCAAAGAACAGTCCTTTTTAAGAAATACCGTTGACCTTTTAGATTTAAAACATTCCCCAGATTATACCTTTATTTATGGAGTGGATATAAGTAATCAATCCTGTAATATAGTCATAGAATATGAGGATAATCGTAGAACCAATCGAACCTGGCATATCCCGATGAAAAATAATTTCTTTGTTATGTTTCCAAGTATCCAAAAATATTTCATTACACCCAATCAATCAAAACAACTTAATATTTTTTTAACAAGCACGTATGAATTTATTTAATTATTACGGGAAAGGAGAATAATGCAGTGGCCTACTTTAATTGTGGATAATTTTTTTAGTGATCCGCAGGCTATCGTGAAATTATCAAAGACATTAAAATATGTGCCGTCTCCTGACAATACATGGCCTGGTACGAGAACTCTTCCTCTTCATGAAGTCGATAACAAATTCTTTCTGTGGTCAACTCGAAAGATAATAGCTTTATTATACCCGTCGCAAATAGTAAATAATGATTCCATAAAATGGCAGGCGGGTCAATATTTCCAGCGTGTACCTTATGGTGTCTATGGAGATGAAGGTTGGATACATGCGGACAGCGGCCATGAGTTCACTGCAATTATTTATTTAAGTGATCATCCTCAAAGTGGAACTTGTTTGTACGAAGGAAAACATTTTAATAGTCAGCCTGAATATTTGGAGGAGAAAAAAAGATTTTACAAAGATTTAAAAGACCGTAAACGTATGGAAAAATACAGAGATAAATCTAATTCTAAATTTCGTAAAAAAATTGAATTATTTTCTAATTTTAATAGACTAGTTTTATTTGATGGGGCTAGCTGGCATGCGTCCAGAAATGCTGATAAAAGTAAGAGTGATAGGCTCACATTAATTACATTTTTTACCAATGTAGGTGGTAAAGATATTCGTTATCCCCTTACTCAAATGAGAAGAATTTAGATTATGAATTTAGCTAATTATTATTGGTATTTCCAATCTGTTATTCCTCCGCGAATTTGCGATATGATTATTAAATATGGAAAAATGGAGAAAAAAAATGAAGTAAGAGGAATGACAGGAGCGTTTGGGAGATATAGAAATATAACGCAACATCCTTTAACCAAGAATGAAATAAAAGATTTAAAAAAGCAAAGAGATTCTAATATTGTATGGTTCAATGACGTTTGGATTTATAAAGAAATTCACCCCTATATTAGTATGGCTAATAAGAATGCTCGATGGAATTTTACTTGGGACTGGTCTGAATCTTGTCAATTTACTAAGTATAAAAAAGGACAATATTATGATTGGCATTGTGATAGTTCTAGTGAACCTTATGAAAGAGAAGGTCCCACCAAAGGAAAAATTAGAAAGTTGTCGGTTACAGTATCGTTGTCTGACCCTAAAACCTATAAAGGGGGAGAACTGGAATTTGATTTTAAACAAGAAGACCCTGATGAAAAATCACGACCTAGAATTTGCAAAGAAATTTTACCCCGAGGCTCGGTGGCTGTATTTCCTAGTTTTGTTTGGCATCGAGTTAAACCCGTCACAAAAGGAGTAAGGTATAGTCTAGTGTTATGGAATCTAGGCTTTCCGTTTCAATAATATGAATAAAGATCCTCAACATATAAAATTTGATAGCGCGGCCTATTTTAGTACCCCTGTTTGGAGTGCCCAGTGTCCAATATTTATTAAACCCATGTTAAAATTAACAGATCGGTATTTAAAAAAAGCAAGAAAAAAAGTTTTAGAGTCCGCAATTAAAGAGAGAAATAAAATATTGGACGCAACATTAGATGACTTTGGTATGTCTAATCATTCTGAATCTTTTAATTACGATCCTAAAGCTAAAGAGTTTGTAGATTTTTGTGGTCAACGTTCTTATGAATTTTTAGACTGGTGTGGTTTTGATCTAAAAAATTATAGCCTACACTTTACCGAATGCTGGGTTCAAGAATTTTCACCTAAAGGAGGAGGACATCATAATACGCATGCGCACTGGAATCAACATGTATCAGGATTTTTCTTTTTAAAATGTAGTAATAAAACATCCGTACCTGTTCTACATGATCCTAGACCAGGAGCTATGATGACTAAACTTCCAGAAAAAGATGGAACTAAAATTTCATTTGCCAATCCAGCGGTTCATTATAAAGTTAAACCAGGAACTATGGTTATTGTTCCAGGGTACACTCCTCATCAATACCCCATTGATATGGGACTCGAACCTTTTAGATTTGTGCATTGGAATATACAGGCTGTTCCATCTGGTATTAGTAAAGTAACATCTATGAAAAAGGAAAATGAGCTTCCAAAAAAATAAATATTTAGTGATTAGAAAAGTGATCAGTCGACCATTAGCTAAATTTATAACACAATATTTTTTACTAAAAAGAAAAGTTGCAAGAACACTTTTTGATGAAAGATATATCTCTCAATTTACTAATGAATTTGGTGTATGGAGCGACAACCAAGTTCCTCAAACTTATTCTCACTATGCCGATATAGCTATGGAAACTTTATTGACCTGGGTTCAACCCGCTATGGAGACACATACTGGTTTAAAATTATCCCCCACTTATTCATATGCTAGAATTTATAAAAAAGGAGATGTTTTGAAAAGACACAAAGATCGATTTAGTTGTGAAATATCTACTACTCTCAATCTGGGAGGAGACGCATGGCCTCTGTATTTAGAACCTTCGGGAAAAGAAAACATGAAAGGAATTAAAGTAGATTTAAAGCCTGGAGATATGTTGATTTATTCAGGTTGCGAATTAGAACACTGGAGAGAGGCCTTTCAAGGCGAGGACTGTGTCCAGGTATTTTTACACTATAATAAAGCTGATTCAAAAAAGGCAAAAGAAAATGAATTCGATAAGCGTCCTCATTTAGGACTTCCTTCCTGGTTTAAAAAGTGATACTAGTAAAAAGGGAGTGTCCAGACTCCACCAATCACCCTGGACACTCTCTTT